CAGAAGTTAAAAACACGGCTGACGGCTTGTCAAGCAGTATTGAGCAGACTGCTGAAAGTATTACTTCCGAAGTTAAACGAGCAAAGCAAAGTGAAGAAGAATTGTCTTCTAAAATTACACAAACGGCTGAATCAATCACATCAGAAGTTGGCAAAAAATATGAAACAAAAGAAAACGCTACAAACACAAAAACAGAGCTACAAACTTCAATAAGGCAGACGGCAGACGGATTTACGGCAGAGTTATCAAAACAGGTAACGGAAACTAAACAATATGCTGAATCTGCCGCTGAAACGGCTGAAAGTAATGCAAAACAGGACACGGCAGATAAGTTAAAGGATTACAGCACAACAACAGAAATGAATACCCGAATCAATGCCACAGCAGAGGGAATTTCGGCAGAGGTAACCCGAAAACTGCAAAGCTACAGCACTACAGAACAGATGAATAGTGCAATAAGGCAGACGGCAGATAGCATTAATACAGAAGTATCAAAAAAAGTAAATGGCGATGAAATTATTTCAAAAATTAACCAATCTGCTGAAAACGTTTCGATTGAAGCAAACAAAATCAATCTGAACGGCGCTGTGACGGCTAATCAGAATTTTAAAATCGGTTTGGACGGCAGTATGGAAGCGTTATCCGGACTAATCGGAGAATGG